GTAACACCGGGCGCTGCAGGTATTGGCATTCTTACTGGTATCACTTGTTGTACAGTACTAAATGTATTTGTTAAGTTACCTTTAACCTGTATCGTTGCTACACCAGGTGCGGTAGGTATAGGGAATGTTGTCGTGTTAGTATATGACATCGGCGCTGTAGGAACCCCATCACCAATTTGCCATTCAGGTAAGAATGTAGTACCGCTAAATGCATCTGGCAGCCAATCCATTGTAATCTGTACTTCTACTGATAGTAATTCACCTGGCATTACATTAATGTATATAGGTGCACCGACTCCAGGGCTACTTTGACTAATATTAGCACCTTCGTAGAATATTAGTGGCTCTAAGTTAAAGGCCGTACTAGAATTCCAAAAGTTAACTCCGCCTGTTCCAATTACATTACTTTTTAAATTAAATGAGTGCATCGCCATGTAGGCTATCTCTTCCATCGGTGTCTTAGAGTCTGCTGCAAATTCCATAGTATACCCGTTATTATCTGTATATGAAATACCAGTCTCTTTACTACCGCTTGCACAATATGCTGGTCTTTCAACACCAAAGACAAAACATTTCTTAGAGTAATTGAGCATAGGGCCGTTATCACCGGTCTCAACGCCTATTATCATATTGTTATGTCTTGCCATACTACCCATACGGTGATTAATAGTCTGGTTGGCTGGATTAAGTAAGAGATTAGCTGTAGTAGGAATAAAGCATGTGGCTGATTGATGAAAGCCTAAGATACTACCAGTACCTCCGACATTGTAAGTCTCTGTACAAGAGGCCATACTATTAGATGTATCAATAAAACCCCACTCCACCGGACGTCCTACAGCATCTTCATAGACTCTAATTATTACACCATTAGCGTCTCTTTCAACTATTACACGATCCCAGTCTCCATCGAAAGCGCCTGCATGATAATGTATACCTACAATGCCACCTACTTGGCCTGCGCATTGATTACTAATACCTGCTGTTATATTACAACTCATAGATCTTTACGTCTGTGTTTATGAATTCCATTTGTGCCTCGTCGCCAACTGGGTTATTTGAGTGTAACGCGTGACCTATATTAATCTTTTGATCTGCGCCTGTTGGTTGTGTTGTAAATTGATATTTAGCTGACCATGTAAACTCTGCAGTAGTCACTTGATTCTCTGGCCAACCGGCGCTATCACCTGCATATTCTCTAACAAAAGTTATATCATTTGCAAATGTACATGGTGTCATGTTAATGCCTCCAAGGTTAAGTACCGGTGGTTGTGTGATAGGCTTAGACTCTGTAGCCCTTGCAGTACCTGTAATAGCTACTTCGTAAGTCTTACTGCCTTCTACGAATGCGCCAGTGTAAAAGCATGACTTAAATACACCCTGTGGATCGTAAGTAGGTGGTTGTAGAGCAATTGCCTGACCTACAGGGTCTGGCTCTATAGGTTGGTTGTTAACAAACTTATACGCTACTAACACATTCTCTGCAATAGGTGTAATACAATCATTAAGTGCTAGTGGTAACTCGATTTCTAGTGTGGCTGTCATGCCCGCTACTGTATCTTGGAACCTCTCTTTAAATGGTGTTAGGTTTACATTTAGGCTTAAGTCAAATGCCTCATACGGCTTAGCGAATCTTAGGTTAGCCAATATATCATCGATGTACTGTTGACAAGCCGATTGTACTTTAAGGTAGTTGGCAAATCCATCTGTAGGATCCTCTTGCGCAACATCCATTACAATTAGATTAAATCTATATGTAACAGTTTGGCCTGTTCTTGTGGACTGTGTTGGATTAAGGAATGCATACGGGTAGTTAACACGAGTGCCTTCATCTACTGTCTTAATATCTGTCAGTGCTCCATAACCAAAGTCTTGGAGTATGTAGTGTCGATCGACCGTACTCTTAATATTATCTACGAGTTCTTTGTAAGTCATAATGTCTCTTTTGTTGTAATTGTCTCTGGTTCTCTTCTAGGACCTTCTCCTTTTGTAGAGCCATAAAGTTTAGAACTTTCTTTAGGGGTTGTTCTGTTACCCTGTCTATATTTAGTATATCATCGTTAGCAAGACTAACAATAACCTTATACCAACTACGAGCTATCGTCATTTTATCTTCGATCGCACCCGTGCCTTCTAATAGGGCCTTGTCTAACTCTTTGTCAGTCATACCAAATAAGACTTTATATTGTCTGTAGGTATGTGTACGGAATCGTGCAAACTTGTCAATGGCCCACATCGCCTCGTCAGCCCACTTGGCTTTCGGTGCTATTAGCTCCTGTATATCTGTAAAGTGCTTTTCTAGACTAAGTGATAGATACGTATCCAGGTCTACAAATTGACCGAATGTAATCTCATTAAGATCTAGGGTCTCACACTCTACTCTGTCATTCATTGTTTTTACAATAAACGCAATTGCCAGTGTCAGCGCTTCTTCGTTAGCTCCCACTAGTAATTGTAATGGCGCACCAATCAATTGTGACACTATATGAGCATAGTACTTTGAGTCTTCCCAGTCGTATTGTAGGGCATTGTGATATTGCTCTACGGTTAACCTTTCAGGAATCTCATACTGTTTGTTATTAATATTGACTGTTACCATCTGTATAGAAATATAAAAGTTAGCCTAAGTGAACTACCTACGACCCATTACGGCATAATGGCCTATTGATTTATTTATCTTCCTATTATAGTTAGCTAGTCCCAGTGAGATCACACAGTCATCGTGGAACCCACTTGGATGGCCGTATTTAATCTGTCTGGTCTTAGGATTGTAATCGTATGTGAATACCTCTAACTCTGCCATAAGCCATGGGAATAGTGTGGCATCGGGAATAGTTACTGTGACCTCATTCATATCTAGGATTAGACCTTCGATAATCTCTTGCTTAGACTTAGAGGTAGTCACAAACGGATGGGTATCTTGCCATTGCCTCTTAATCATCTCATAGACTACATCACCAATGGAGTTGACCTCTACCATCACAGTCGCTGACCACTTGCGTATCAGTGCAAGTATGTCAGCTACCATGTCCGACCAATCTTTGTTGTTGTTACGGTAGATGTCAACCACATGGCCCGCGCTATCCATAAAGGTGGCTACAGTGAAGTCTTCCTGTTTACCTAGGTCAATACCACAGTACACTTTGCCGTTAGGGCCGGGGAAGTGTGTAAATGTGTTCTTGTCTAAGTTACTGAAGACCTCACCGCCACTGTCAATAAATTTGGCTAGATATTCTTGTTGAAATACATTTGGTGGCAGAGTACGCTTGGCGTCTTCTATCTCTGTAAGTTCAATATAGGGTGTGTCATACGAGCTACCTGTGTAGGCCGTATAGTTAGAGTGGTCTGGTGACTTGGCTAATTGGAATAACTCATAGAACCAGTTCTTGCCTTTAGGAGTGCTAACGAATAGTACCTTCTTACCACGTACCATGAAGACATGACGTATGGCCTCTTTCCATGCATCGGCTTTCATAAAGGCAGCCTCATCCAGTATACCATAGTCTACTGTAAGACCACGAATGTTGTCATACTTCTCAGCGGACCTGAATAGTATCTCTGACCCATTCTTAAGTGTAATAAAGTTATCGGAGTAGTTACATTGCTTCACAATACCAGAGCCACCAATGGCCTGCATAATCTCTTTCTGTACCTTTGTTGTCTGACTGTAGACCGGGCTAATCCACAAGACTTTACACGGACCCTCATTAATCATCCAGTATAATGCCAGGTTAATAGCCATGAGTGACTTACCAAACTGTCGGCCTACACAGGCAACATGGTGCTTAGCTGCGCTGCCAATTATTTGTTGCACCATGTCGCGCTGCTTAGGATGAGGTGTGAAGCCCTGGTAGATCATTAGACATAGTCTTCTATATCAGGTATATCTCTAGCGTCTGCGTCGTTAGCGTCAGGACCAAACTGGAACTTGATGTTCTTAAATAGATCATCGCCATCTTGGCCTGTTACTTCCGCACGTGACAGTTTAGGTATAATATACTCTGATAGTTTAATCATAATATCCATTGCCTTTGCAGGATCTTCTTGGGCTACTTGTGCTACCCATGTTGACATGTTCTCAAGGTTAGACTCCGCTAGACGTTGATAGGCCTCACGAATCTCTTGAGTAACACGGTTCTTACTACCCTTAGGTCTACCGTTCGGGTTGGCTGATACGCCCTTTTTCCAATTAGGATTCCCCATGTTCTTTTAGTGCTTTATTTAAGGTTTTAATAGTCTGCTTAGCGATCTCAAAGGACTTGGCCTTCATCGTAGCGACTACCGTTTCATTCTCGGTAAGAGTGTACTTACCCGTTTTTGTTTCGTATATTTTGTATGATTTCATATTCAACTCTTAGTCTTTGTTTTACAGCGTGGACACATCGCCCACAACTGGTGATTGGTTTGTTTTCTTTTGTTATTGCATTGTAAATATCAAATAGCCTGTGTACTTCTTCACGGGACATTCTTACATTGCCTAATAACTTGAAGTTGGCGCTGAGCCAGTCAAAATCTTCTGGGTTCATAGTAATT